GACGTTTATCGCAGACGACATTGCCGACGGCGCCAAGGCATTCCGTTTTCCCCATCAGTTAGGAGGCCCGATGATGCTGGTTCGCATGACGGCACCCATCGAGGTCGGCAGGGTAGGGGCGTTGTTCTCGGTTTCGATGGCGCTTGAAATACTTCCATAAGAGGCTCCATGGCTCGCGCTTTGTCGTCCGGCTTTCTGTCCGCGCTTTACGAGCAGGAATCCGATGAGGTTGTGGTTTGCCTGCTGACGGTTACCCATCCTGATCTCGAAACGCCGATACGGCTGTCGTCCGACCCGACCACACGGATCTCGGACGAGCCGTTGATCTATGCGACCTATTCGCGCTCGGATGAGTATCTGTACCTGCCGTTCGAATTCACCCTTCCGGATGACAAGAGCGACAGCCCGCCGCGCGTCCAGCTCTCGCTCGACAATACAGAGCGGTCGCTGGTTTCGGCGCTGCGATCCTTCTCGACGCCCGCCAGCATCACGGTCGAGCTGGTGCTAGCGTCGGACCCTCACGCGGTCGAAATCGAGTTGCCATCGTTGCAGCTCTCCGACGTCACACTTGAGGAGGGGCGGATCGCAGCGACGCTGGTTGCCGACCCCCTCATCAATGAGCCACATCCCGCCGGGCAGTTCACGCCGGGCACCTTTCCGGGGCTGTTCTGAGCATGTTCGACCAGTTCGTCGGCATTCCCTATGTGGCGCATGGCCGCGACTACGCTGGCGCCGATTGCTGGGGGCTTCTGTACCTCTTCTACCGGGACGTGCTGGGCGTCCAGATCCCGAGCTACGTGGCCGAGATGGCAAAAGCTTCGATCGCCACGGGATCTCGCCGTTGATGGAAGTCGAGCGCGAGACGAAATGGCGGCGGGTTCAAAGCCCTGCTCAGGGTGACGGCGTGCTGATGCGTGTCGGGCGGCTCGAAACCCATGTCGGGGTCTACCTCGATCGTGGTCGCCTTCTGCATTCCGAGGGGCCGCACCCATCCGAAATCGTCCGTATCGACGACATCCGTGTCAAAAGCCGCATTGCCGGCTTCTACAGGTTCAACGCATGCTGATCAGCAGAATCGAAGAAGGCCAGATCATCACGCCCGACGAGGGTGTGGACGTGTTCCTGCGTCCTTCGCCACTGCGACAGGAACGGCATCACCTGCGCCTACCGGCAGGGCTTTCGATCGCCGAGATCCTGCGCGACTGCGACGCGTCCTTCGGTCTGCGCGGAAACTTCGAGCGGCTGCATGTCTCGATCGGTGGCCATGGCATCCCCGAGTGCAACTGGCCACGCCTGCGCGTGAAGCCGGGCGTAACGGTCAACATCGTTCGCGTCCCGGGCAAGGGTGCGCTGCGGTCGATCGTCTCTGCAGTCATTTCGATCTTCGCGCTCGTGGTCGCGCCCTATCTCGCGGGTCCTCTGATCGGCGGGCTGTCAGCGGCGGCCGCAGGTGCCGTAAAAGGCCTGATCGCCGCGGGCATTTCGCTTGCCGGCTCCATGGTGGTCAATGCGCTGTTCCCAATCGCGCCGCAGGAAAACACGACCGAGAAGACGAAGACCCTCTATTCGATCGGCGGCGCGACGAACCAGGCTTCGCAATATGGCGCCATCCCGGAGATTTTCGGCGAGCACAGGGTGTCGCCGCCTTACGCTTCCGGCGCCTATACCGAACTGAGCGCAAACGATCAGTATGTTCGTATGGTGTTTTGCGTCGGCTATGGTCCGATCGACATCAGCGACGTGAAGATCGCCGAAACCGATATCGACTCTTATGAAGACGTCGAGTGGGAGATCGTCGAGGACCACACCAGCGAGAACGTCACCCTCTACACCCGTCCGGTGTACGAGGAGACGGTTTCCGTTCTCCTGGATGCGGAGACCAGCTGGGTCACGCGCACGACCGCCGACAACATCGACGAGATCTCGGTCGACTTCAGCTTCCCCTCCGGCATCTATCGGATCGACGACGAGGGGAAGCGGAAGAACTACACGATCACCATCCAGGGCCAGTATCGGCCTGTCAGTGGCGGTGCCTGGTCAACGCTCGGCACCCTGACGCTCACCTCGATGTCTTCGCAGGCAAAGCGCCGTTCGTTCCGCGCCAAGGTCGATCTCGGGCAGTACGAAGTGCGCATGCGGAAGTCCTCGTCGGACTATAGCGGCTCGGACACCGTGACAGAGACGGTCTACTGGACGGCGATCCGCGGGCGTCGCCGCGATGGCGCGGTGGTAAGTTTCGACAAGCCCCTGACCCTGATCGCCATGCGCATCAAGGCCACAAACCAGCTGAACGGCTCGGTCAATCAGCTCAACTGCCTTGCGCGCCCGAAGATCCTCGCCTTCAACGGCTCGTCCTGGGTACCCGACCAGGTCACGCGGAATCCGGCGGATCATTTCCGCCGTGTGCTGCAGGGGCCGGCCAATGCGCGGCCCGTGGCGGACAGTGGCATCGACTTTACCAGCCTCGAAGGGTGGTGGCAGTTCTGCGAAGACCAGGGATTCACCTTCGACTTTGTCGCGACCGAGCAGACGAGCGTCTATGAGCGGCTGACGCAGATCGCCGCGACGGGCCGAGCGTCGGTGACCTATCGCGATGCGAAGTGGGGCGTGGTCTGGGACGAGGCCGACTCCACGATCGTGCAGCATTTCACGCCGCGCAACTCCTGGGGCTTTTCCTCGATCCGCGCCTATGCCGACCTGCCGCACGGCTTTCGCGTCTCGTTCATCAACCGCGACAACGGTTACCTGAACGACGAGCGCGTCGTTTATGACGATGGTTATACCGAAGCCAATGCGACGAAGTTCGAGGGGATAGATTTCCCGGGCGTGACAGACCCGGACCTGATCTGGCGTCATGGCCGCTATCACATAGCGCAGCTCCGCCTTCAGCGTGAGGTCTATACCCTGACGACAGACTGGGAGCACCTGGTCTGCACGCGGGGCGACCGGGTGCGCGTGAACCACGATGTGGTTCTGTGGGGTATCGGCGCCGCGCGGGTCAAGAGCGTGGTCACTTCGCCTGCCGAGGGGGTCGTGCTCGACGACACGATGGCGATGGAAGCCGGCAAGACCTACAGCATCCGGTTCCGGGCCTCTGACGGCTCCTCGATCGTGCGGACGGTTGAGGGCCTGGACGGCGAATTCACGGAATTGATGTTTGCGGATACTGGCAATCTGCCGGGCGAGGGAGATCTGGCACAGTTCGGCGAGAATGGGTTGGAAAGCGTCGTGCTCCGGGTGAAGAGCATCACGCCGCAGGCCGACCTGACCGCCAAGATCGAGCTGGTCGACGACGCGCCCGCCATCCTTGATGCGGATTCGGGGACGATCCCGCCGTTCGAGACGGGGATCGCGCCGATCGTCAACTATCTTGCCTACAAACCAGCCGACCTTTCGACGGTGGAAAGTGTCTGGACCACCGTGCCCGCGACCTCGGCGCTGGACATGAGCTGGGCTGCGCCTGAAGTTGGCACCGTCTCCAGCTACATCGTGCAGTTTCGCGAGGAGGACGACGACAGCTGGAATACGGTCACCGGGGTAGTTTCGCCGCAGACCCAGATCACGGACCTTTCCGCCGGCGTCTACGATTTCCGTATCCGTGCCGTGTTCGACAATGGTCAGCTCAGCGGCTGGCTCGAAAAGACCATCGCGGTGACGATCTTCGCGACCGCGCCTGATGACGTCACGGACTTCCGAATATCGGTCAACGGTGACCTGGCAACGCTTCAATGGACTGCGCTGGTCGATGATGCCGTCTCGCACTACGAGATCCGGTTCTCGCCGAACCTGGCCGACGTGACGTGGCAGACAGCGTCACTGCTTAGAGACAACGTGCAGGGCAACCAGGTGCAGGTGCCGGCGCTGGTCGGGACCTATCTGATCAAGGCGGTCAACTTCGCTGGCGTGAAGTCGGATGTCGCAGCACTGATCATCAGCAACGTGAACCCGCTCACCGCGTTCAATGCCGTTGAAGAGATGCAGGAGGCGCCGGCCTTCGGAGGGGTCAAGGAAGACGTCATCGTTGCCTCTGGCGCGCTGCGCCTGGAAGCCGGCGGGGACTTCTTTGAGCCGGATGACTTTTTCGAACCCGCCGACTACTTCCTGGCGGGCGGTGGCTTCCCGGCGTCCGGCACATACAGCTTCGAGAATGTAATCGACCTTGGCGAGGTCTACACGTCTCGGGTTTCCGCTTCGGTGACCGCGATCGGTGTTCTCACCAGCGAAGACATCTTCGCGCGGCTGGACTGGTTCGAGC